CTCTTGCAGCGGGCCGAACTTCCAGGTCGGGAACGCCGCGTCAGCGCCGAAGTTCAGCATCACCAGGGGGCGGATCAGGTCATGGGAGATGGAGTCGGCTATCTCTGTCGCTACGGCCTCACGGCTAGCCAGGTAGTAGGACGACTGGTCCTCCGACATGCCGTACGAGCCCGCCGACGCGCCGCCGCCCGCACGGGTGCCCTTAGCCGCCGCACCGGACAATTGGAGAAAGCCGGCGAGGACAGAACTAGCCATCCAATTTTCCAAAAAAGTCATACATGCCGCGAATTGGGCACCGGCATCAGCGGCGGAAGGAAGGGCCTCGAAAGTCTTCTGGCCTTCGACCGGATGGACCAGGCCCACGATGCCGGAACCGCGGAGCTGGGCTATGTCATCAGCCCTGGCCGTGGCTTCGGGCTGGTCGTTGCCGTACACCACCAGGCGCTGCATCGCCATGCCCTCAAGAAAGCTCATCCAGAGGAACAAAAGCTTAGACATAGTGGAATAGCACCAGTAGGCCGTTTCCATCTCGCTTATACCGGTCAATGGCTCGCGGTGCTGGCCGTGCGTGTAAATATAGGAGCGGACTTTCGGGATATCGACGTAGCCGGGGACCTTCTGCTTGTTATTCAGCTGCAAATTGCCGCCGAACAACCACACCTGCTGCCGGAAACCGTTCGCCTCGCCGGTACGGTCGTTGTACCTGGCCTGACACGTAGCGGGCGGACGATAAGCGATTTTGTCATATATGATTTTGCCGTCGCCCTCGCGGAGCTTGAATGTGCGCTCGAAAAAGGAGCGACGGTAAATTTGTGCCGCCGTGATCTGGCCGACCAGCGTGGAGATGGGCGTTTTCATACCGCCCGACTCGTCAGGTGTCATGAGCACACTGGTAACGAACTCGGCTTCGCCTTTATCGCCACCGGACGGCTCAATCGTGTAGGGGGCACCCCGGATAGGGAGGGTGAGAACCTGCTCAATGGCCGCGCACATGCCATTTCTGGACAACATTGTTTTCATGCCTAAATCACGGGCCGAATACTCCCCATAATCGACCCGTTAAGAAGACATCCCCGCCGCCGTAAAATGCAAAGAGCCTTTGGGATAGATCAAACGAGGTCTAAAGTGCCGATCTCTGGTCCCATAAGGCCGCGCTTACCGCCTGCGGAATTGCCGGAGCCTTTTGGGGCGAGATCGGGAAAGGCAACCACATTGGCGTTGTTGGATGCCATTCTTTTAACATCACCTCCCGTCCGCTGATCGCGGCACACGAGGGTGCCTGAGCCTCACGCGTGGCCAGACGGCACATGCGTGTCTGAGGCAACGATACAGGGTCAGGCACCCCCAGGCCCGCTAGGCGGCCTCGCCGGCCTCCCCCTCGGCCTGCTTCTTCTCGCGCTGTGCGGCCTGCCACTCCCGCGTCCGCTGCCGACGGCACTTCTTGCAGTGCCTTGACCCGTCCGGGGCGATGTACGTGTTCTCCTCGTCATATTCGTGGTTCGCCGGGCACGTCGTCTTGTCGGAGTTGTGCTTGTTCGCGCCGACCCTGCGCCCCTCGGCGTCGGCCAGCCGTACCGCCTTGCTCATCTTGGCCTTGGCCTCCTCGGTGTGCGGCGTGTGATGGCCGCTGCCGTCGTAGGCGATGTGGCACTTGCGGCACAGCGGGATGTAGTCCTGCGGGTCCACGCCGTCCCGGCCATGCAGGCACGCCCAGTCGTAAGCGTGCTTGTCAATGCCGCGCGCGGCGCAGTGGACGCATTTCAGCAGCTTTGCCGAGCCGCGGCGGTCCGCTACCCGCCAGTGGCGGGTGCCGTAGTCGTCCGACGGTCCGGCAGGAGGCGGGTTCCTGAGCAGCCTCTGCACCATCTGGTAGGTCCACGGTCCGCCGCGCATGGTCGGGTACCCGTCGGCGGTCAGCCGGTCTGCGATCAGCTTCCACGAGACACTGCCGTCGCGCAGCATGCGAGTCAGATCGCGGGCGCGTATCAGGGCCTCTCGCTGTTCCGGGGTCGGCGTCCACCCCATCAGGCCACCGCCGCGCATGGTGAGTCTGTACCGTTGTTCATGGTCCGTCCCTAGTATCGGTAGGTGGCGGGCAAGTCGGCGGCACAGGGACCGCAATCCCTTGTGCCGCCGGCGTAATACTTGCCCCGGATGTACCTAATCTTACCAGTTCAGTGCCGCAATTGGCTCATGCGAGCGACGGCACTGCCCATTCCTGCCGGTAGTCCGGGTGGTCGCTGTAGATGGCAGCGAGGACGAGCAGGACCGGGCACGGGTCGCCGGCCTCGGAGTCGAAGTACCCGGCGATCTCGCCGCAGCAGGTGTCGTTGACGCAGCACTGGCCCGTGTGATCCTCAACCAGCAACCGCTTGGCGACTACTTCGCGGAGGACACGGGCGGGGTCATGGCGGGCGATGTGGGCGGCCTGGGCGACGGTCGGCACTCCCTCGTCGTAGACGACGGGGCCAGCGTCGCTTTCCACCATGACAGCGCTGTCGTGACTCCGCCACTCCGCCGCGAACATGTCAGGCTTGGAGAACAGGGTGGTGTGGTCTGTCGATGCCGCCGCCTTCGCCGCCGCCTCATCCTCGTCCAGCCGGGCGCTGAGGAATGCCGTCAGGTCACTCATGGAAGCCTCCACCTTCCCGTCCGCAGGCGGAGCAGATGAACCCGGCCGGTGGCAGCCCGTCGCACGTCTCGCAGGGTGTCCCGGCGAGCAAGGCGTCCAGGGACAGGCCGTAGAGCGCAGCGAGGGCGACGGCGTTGCTCAGTGCCACGTCGCTGCCTTTCTCGGCGCGCATGATGGTGGATGGCCAGAGCCCGGACTTCTTGCTGACGTCGCGCATGGTCCAGTGGCGGTTTTCCCGTTCCCGCTGGAGACGGCGGCCGAAGACGGGCGGGACGGAGTGCTGGCGCCCGCTCATGTCCCTTCCGGGCTTACCTCGCCGGGGTCAGAGAATTTCGCTTCCGCGGCAGAGAGCGATGCACGGGCGAGCTTGTCCAGCCACGAATCCCCCGCGATCTCCTGCCGTGCCTCGCTGAAGCTATCAGCCATCCTCGTATTCCTCTCCCCACCTTGCGCAGATGCAGTCGGTGCACATGCACGGACAGTCCTCCAGGCACGAGCACGAGTCGGGGATCGTCTCCCGCGGGCAGCATGCGGTCGTGGACTGGCGGTAGTAATCGTCGTCGTCGTCCGTGAGCGCCATCAGGGCACGTCCGGGTGCTCAAGCCGCCACTTCGCGAGGCCCGCCGCGGACTTGACCCGGTTCTTGCGGACGCGGGCCAGCAGGTCGGCCGTCTCGGCGATGGCGTCGGCCCGGTTGTACGCGGAGCGGGTCGTGGCGGGCTGTGCCGGTGCCTGCGCGGCCCTCTCACGGGCCACCCTGGCGTTGTCCACGGCGGCGGCGGGGCCGTGCTCGTACCGGCCGCCTGCGCGCCGTACCTGCGAGGGGGTGCCGCCCTGGATGGCCACCAGGGTCTGCGTGGCCACCCGCTGCTTCCGGGAATTGGGGGCCACCACGCCCACGGTGGTTACGTGCAGTGCCTTGCGAACGATGCCCATGTCAAGTCCCCCTGGTTTCGGATGCTGCTATCAGCGCTTTGGCCTGCTCGTACCAGCCGTAGCTGACCACGACTGCGCCGGGCTTGCCCTGACGGGTGATGCCGGTGAACTCGTCTGCGAGCCGGGCCCGGTCGATGATCTCGCCGAGCTTGGCCCGCGCGGCCTCGATGCTCATCTCATCCATGCTCAGACTATAGCACGATCCTACAGAACCTTAAGCATTGTGGTATAGTGAAGGCGTAGGGCAGCGGAAGGCCAGCCCGGCCGGCCGCACAACGGGGAAAGCTGGGAACCATGACTACCAACAGGCCGCAGAACCGCAGGCAGGGCAGCTACGCGGGCAACTGGCTTCTGTCCTACGTCATCCCGGGCCTCATCGGCACCGGGCTGTGGGCCGCGACCGGCTCGATGGGGGTCGCTGTCACCGGGACGATCGTGGCCACCATCCTGTTCATGGTCCTGGTCTCCAAGGCGCGGCGGTCATGAGGA